GAAGTGTGCGAGAAGATTCAGCAGCGTGCTGCTGTTGGAAAGAAGAAGTATGGTGTAACCATGGAGCGTGGCGACCTCAACCTGCTGGAGTGGCTGCAGCACCTGCAGGAAGAACTCATGGACGCCGCTGTGTATGTGCAGCGCCTGATGGAAGAGGTGAGCGAATGAAAGTCAGAGTGGAGTTCGCTAAGCCCGGAGGCACAAGTGACATTGTCGAGGGAGAGTTTGTTCTACCTGACGGTCCCTTCTCATCTTTCATGGCTGTTGACACAGGCGAAGGTCATGTCCTGTTTCCGTGGGATGCCGTCGCTCGCATTGATGTTGTGCTTGAGGAGCAATACTTCGCTGACCTTGATGTCGTCGCTCAGAGCAAGGAGATGGCCCTGACCAACTTTGCTCGTGAATACAAGCGCATGACCAACTCACCGGGGGGTCACTTCGGATGAGCGTCATGGTTGAAACCATCAACGGAGCGGTCACCATCAACTTGACCGACTCACAAGTGGAGTGGTGTCGTGAACACGCTCAAAAAACCAAGGAGCATCACGACAACACTGGGACTGGTGTCTACAGCCACAACCGCCTTTTCGGTGCTATCGTTGGTGCCCGTTGTGAAATTGCCGCTGAAGTCTATCTCACTCGCCTCTATCAATCAATGAAGACGAATTACCGTGGCGACATTGAGAACCCTGACATTGAACTGAAAGAAAAACCGGTCGAAGTCAAGGGACTTCGGGGTGAAGATTGGGACAAACTCAAACGCATGGTGCCTCCAAAGCAACTTGAGAAGTATGTCAACAGCGATAGTATTCTACTGTGGCTCACGACCGAGTCAGGCAATAGAGTCATTATTCGTGGTTGGAACTTCGCCGCCGATGTTGCTTCAAAGGGTGAAAAAGTCAAGACCATCTGCGACAATGTGTGGTTGAAGGACGATAACGACATGCGTTCCCTTGACACTCTCGCAGGAGCACTACGAGGTGATTGGAAGTGAGATGGAATCCCAACCCCGAAGGGGGCAATAACGAGCGTGACACTTACGAGCACGAAGACCTCCTCAAATCCTACGAGAAGAGCACTTACGCTTGGGACCCCGACATGAAGGACAAGATTCTCCGAGTCACCAAGTCATCGGTCGGCACCTTCGATTGGTGCCCTCAGCAGTATTACTTCCAGCAGATTCTCGGCCTGCGTGGCGAGGAGCAGGATTATCACATCCGTGGGTCCAATGTCCACGACGCTGTCGAATACTGGTGGAAGGCCATGGAAGATGTCGTAGAGGATGTCTACGACCTCATCGAGAAGGGCGACAAGGACACCGCCCTGAGCCTCTGCATCGACACACTCCCTACACCTCCTGAGCCATACATCTACGGGGAGCCTGAGCAACTACGACTCTATGTCAAGTGGGCGTTTCAACGGCTGTGCAACTGCGAGCGTGATGAAATCAAGGACTGGTTCCCCGTGGGTAACGAGACGGAAGTGCATGCTACTCGCATCGTTGTAGCGAGCGACGGAACCGAGGTGCCGATTCACATGAAAGGCTACATCGACCGGATGTTCATGGACGATGACCGCATGGGTATCATTCTCATGGAACTGAAGACCGGCAAGTGGAGCAAATACAAGCCTGCTCAGATGCGTTCTGAGATGCAGTTCTACCGTATGATGTTAGAACACAGCCCGCACATGGAGTTCCTCCCCGTTGTCGGATGGGGCTGGGCTTTTCCCGGCGGCGGTATCAATGGTGGCGATGGTCCTGTGTGGGACTACGAGCCCGTGAACGGGCCGGGTGGCCGTTACGCACCCAAAACCGTCGAGAAGCGCATCAAGGCGCTCGTCGACGCTCACCTTAAGCGAGACTTCCCTGCTGACAAGAACGAGAGCAAGTGCAGTTACTGTGACTTCATGGAGCGCTGCCCGGCTTGGATGGGGGATTACAAAATAGGAGATGATATACATGATTAATAGGGAAACCTTGAGAATACAGATGAATGAATTGGAAGAACTGCTGCGTGAGCGACGGCCGCATGACGGCTTCACGCTGCGCATTGGGTTGCCGAAGAACGGGAAGTTCCTTCTCGTTGGCTCCCACGCCATGAGGCAGACCACGCTTGATGAGTTCGGTGACTTGGGTGAAGAAATCCCTCTACCACCACCGGCAAAGAACTACGAGTTCCACCTCACGGTGCACCCGCAAGCCTTGGATTCTGAGTGCTTGCGTGACACGCTGGAGCACATCTTGGCGCTTATCAAGACCAATTATCCGAGACAAGACTGGTGAGCCCATGGGCTTCATTCGCTTGGACTTCCCACGGGAAGTGCTGGAGATTGGCTCCAACGGGATGCAGGGTGGACGATTCATCGTTCGTTCATGGGATGAGTTGGAACGATACTGGAAGGGCAAGAACGGTAGCGGTAACGCCTACTTTACGGCCTACGGCTATCGTGCTACCAAGCCGCCTCGCAACCATCGAGTCGACTACGACACGCCAGTCATCCATCACTTCATCATGGACTTTGACTGCAAGGACTTCAAACAGCGTGGCGCTGAGGTCCCGTTCTCCTACATGCACGAGCAGGTTAAAAGGCTACATCGTTTCCTGCTGAGTGAAGACATTCGCCACTTCGTGTGGTTCAGCGGCGGTGGATTCCACCTGTGGGTGCCCCTCTCTGAAACCTACATGCCGACCTCTCCTCAAGAAGTCCGCCGCATCAAAGAGGGTGGTCGCAACCTGATGTCTTACTGGCATCGCAAGTTGGACCTCGGATGTAACGACCCTGCTGTCGCTTTCGACACGAGCGGCATGATTCGCATTCCCAACTCCTACAACGCACGCCGTGGTTGTTGGAGTATTCCCCTCTTGAGCAAGGAGATTCTTGAACTGGACCACGACGGTCTGATGGAACTCGCTCAAGACCCTCGCCCCGGTTACATCGAGCACGGTAGCAAGGGCGCTGAAATCACCTTGCCCGAGCGCAAGAACTTCTTCAAGCGTAAGGTTGAGCGAGTAGAGCACCTGCCCGATGTCACGCTTGACGACATCGTCGTGCTCCCCTGTCTCTCCCCCGCTCTTGGAGTCGGTAACCCAACACACCGTCACCGTCTGCACCTCGCTTCTTACCTTGCAGCACGCATGCGCTGGTTCTTCCGACCTGAGGCTGTCAGCAACGAAGACCGTGCGGAGCATGTTCAACGCCTGTGTGAAATTATCGAGAAGCAGGGCTGGGTAGACTTCAAGGAAGACATGACAAAAATGCAAGTCGAAAGCATCATTTACGGCGGCGAAGGCAAGTGTGGATTGGACGCACCCCGCTGCTCCACCATCGAACGAGATGGTTTCTGCGTGGGCCGATGTCGTTACTACGATGGGAGTATCATGGAGGAAGTGTGATGAAGAGGACAGTAGGTTCATCGAGGAGGACTCGCTACAAGAATCGCCTGATTCAATTGCTGGACATGGTTGACAGACCACTCTCCCACCACGAGATTATTGACTATACAGTTCAATGGAAACACGGCATTTCAACCGTTGTCCTGAGCAACATCCTCAGTAAAGACGAGGCCTTTGAAATCTTCGGGAAGGTGAAGTCAGCCAAAACCGTAGGAAGCAGCGACTGCTGGGATGTCAATACATACATCCTCAGTCCAATTGGAGTTGAACTGGCTGCTTCTCTACCCACCGCCACACCGTGTAAGGGCTGCAACCAAACTATCATCTTCACAAATGAGAAGCGTCCGTGCAGCGCTTGCTACATAAAAAAGAAAGAGGAGGAAAGGAACAATGCCTAAGCCCGACCTCATCATTGACAGCAACGAGCGAGGACCGCTCTGCGACTCCATTCTGCGTAAGGCGCAGAAGTCAGGGTTGGCCGTCGTCCGTCAGTCTCTCGTGGTAGGTGATTACTTACTCGGCGCAGCGTGCGTTGAAGCCAAGAGCATCGGCGACCTGTTTCAGTCCAGCCATTCAGGTCACCTATGGCGACAACTGGAGAACATGGACGCCAACTACGAACGCTTCTTCCTGCTTGTGCACGGGAGCGTAGCGAAGCATGTCGCCATGGGCAGCAAGAACGGTAAGCGCCTGACGCACAGTCGAGTGCAGAGTGAACTCACCGGCACCATCGCTCGCATCATGGCTGACTTTGACTGTCAGGTGTTCTACACGCCCAATGTCAGCGAGGCTGCGCTGTTTGTCGTTAAACTCCATGACAAGTTGCACAAGCCAGCCAGCAGCCACGGAGCGAAAGCCGTGCGTCGAGTATCAACCAATGATGTCAGGAAGGATGTCTTGCTCGCTATCCCCGGCATCGGACCCGACCTTGTCGACCGCCTCCTTGAGAAGTGTGGGAACATTGAGGAGATGATGTTCCCCGAGGCACTGAAGCAAGTCAAGGGGCTCGGTGAGCAGCGACGCAAGATGATTCTTGATGTTCTCACCAGTGAAGACCCGGTGCACATTCAACGCACTGTCCGACGGTAGGTTATAATGCAGCATCATATTTGTCAAATGTCTCGGTTGTCTTGCCTTTCGTATAGTTTAAGTAGAGGTAGTTGGTGAGGTAGAATTATGCGACGAGCCGTGGATTATCAAGCAGTGAAAAAGTTCGACTTCTTCCGAGGGTATGTAGACCAGTTTGGGGAAGTCAGTATTGACAACGACATCCCAGCCATGCTGTCTTTCTTTTTCATTCAAGGGCAGGTGGCTGCACCCTATGTGCGCATCCCGTGGGGTAACACTCACCTTGACCCCCGTGTTCACTGCTTTTGGATTCAACCCTCAAGGACGGGCAAGTCCATCGCTTGGGAGTTTGTCGGGGATGTCCTGAAAGATTGTGACATCGCCTACGACGCATACACCAGTGGTTCGGACGCCGGGCTCATCGGTGGTGTGACCACTGAAACAGTCGTCAACGACGAGGGTAAGAAAGAGCAGATTACTGTGCAGACCGACGGCATGCTTGGTGGACGCAAGGCTCTCAACTTTGACGAGGGGTCCATCATCCTCAACCCCGGTAAGCACAGCCAAGAGACGGTGCTTTACCTGCAGTCCGCCTGTAACCCCATCGGGAGCAACAGCAACATCCTCGTGAAGCACCTGAGTGGTCGCCGTATCGAAACGGAGTCGCTGGCCTCGCTGTGGATTACCACCTACCCGCCCAAGGGCGTGAAGGAGTATGTGCTGACCAAGGGTATCTTCCAGCGTGTGTTGCTTTACTGGTCCCATTGGGACATGGACCGTCGCCAACAGGTTTCACAGATTCGGATGAACCGGGCTTTCACGCAGGGTGAGGACACCGTTGTTTCTTACAAGGACATCGTCGATTACTTCCGAGGGCTTGAGACTCGCCTCCGCTACCGTGTGCTTGACCTAACGGGGACCACGAAGAATGAGTGGGACAACTGCACTCGTGAGGAGCAGGAGGACCTCGTTCAGTCCTGCATGCACGAGATGTTCACGGCTGATGAGTCGTTTTACGCAGCGTCCTACGATGTCGTGGATGACTTCTACAGTCTACTCAAAGACTTGAACTTCGCCATCGCCGATGTCGTCGCATCCTTTGTTCCCGCCATGGAGAACTACTCTGTCATCCTCGCCACGCACCTCGCCATGATGGATGAGTCGTGGGTCATCACGGGTGAGCACCTTGACATGGCGAAAGACATCCTCTACGACTTGTTCAAGAACCTCATTCAGTGGCTTGAGGGTGAGGTCGAAGTCGGTGCAAAGAAGGTTGAGAAGGAGCAGCACAAGAAGGACTGGATGGCTGCGTTCAACTCTGTCTCCGCTGTTGAACTTGACAAGCGTGGCGACGGCTGGCGTAAGAAGTCAGCAGTCATCCAGCAATACTGCACCAACCTCCACATCACCCGAGCCACTGGTTTCAAGAAGTTCAACGACTGGGCAGCACACATGTTCAACGCAGCAAAGGATGGGGCGACCGTCTACCTCCGCTTGAAGGAGGC